CAGCCCATTTTATAAGAACCTCGTTAGTAGGCGACCATGATGGCCCAAACCTTTCTTGGCGCGGTGCCGGTTAATTTCGGCGACATATTTACCACGGTAAGAATCTGCCAATTTCTGTAAATCTGCTATTGGCGTGCGACTCAAAGAGCGACCGTTAATGCTGTACGCTTCCTGGTCCTTTGTGGCTCGTTCTTCAATTACGGCCTCGATGTTATCTAAAACAATCTTAAAGTGGCTTCGCGGGTCGGTTGTTGCCAGGTCCCGGTTGGGTCTGACTTCGATATAACCACTGTCAATTGTGATTCGCTCGCTATCGCTGTCGCGCGTTAGATAGGATTGCCATTGATAATTGCCGGCGGTGTAGTTTGCCGTTGTGCTTGCGCCCACTTCGATTTTAAAGGCGGTCCCATTTGCGCTTGCCGTGATCTGAATTTCGGTCGCGCCGGCACCATCTAATCGAAACGAGTATTTAAGGGTATAAGCGGATGATGGGTAATCGCTGAAATCGTCTTTTTTCCAAGTCCAGCGGTCGCCAATGACCAGTGAAAATGGTTCACGTCCTGGGTAATTTGCAGTATCAAATAAATTGGCCATGCACAAAAACGCCTTTGATCTAATGCCGAAAGGCATAGGCGTATCTGCTTTTAATGTCAATCGTATATAAGCGCGCTTTGGTTCTTTTTACCAACCATCAATACCTGGTAGCAAACCCTCCTTTTCTCGACCTCGTTTTCTTTGTTCTTTTCACCGGCGGTGGTGGTGTAGCTAGTGGGCTAGTTTGCTCCGGCTCTACTGCCACCGCGTTTTGTTTAGCCTTTCGCTTTGCAGCCAGGGCGGCCAGTTTGACGTTTAAATTATCCAGGGCTGCATAGGCATAAGCCAGGCAATCAAGCGCCTCGTTTCTATCTCTTGTTTTGACAAACTCCATGACCGGGAAACCGCGCCGGTATTTAGTCACCATTTTTTCGGCCGTTAGCTGTTGGAAATATTCATCGTCAAAGTCCACGCCAAAGTGAATATATCCCTCACCACTGGTCAACCTTAACCTGGCATAAATGGTCCGCTTGGCGGTATCCACTCCGACCGTATACATGGGCGTCCTGGTGCGCCCCACTGGCTTTGGTTTGGTGGTCAATGGCTTTCCCATTCCCGCCTGGCCTTTAATCGCAAACACCCGGCGGCTGCTCCTGGGCTTTGTGAACTGGTAAACATACTCGGTCAAATATCCACTGTCGATTGCCGCGCCAGCTATCCGGTGGCCATCATAAGTTTTTATTAAAACCTCTTCTAACTCATGCCAAACCTTTTGCTGTGTTGGGTCCCCATAAATCACCACATGGTCCAATATCCAGCACTCCTGGTCCAAACCCCACCCGACAATTGAAACCTCGATACGGTCCTTTTGAATGTCTGCGCCGGCTGTTAGCAATAACACCTCTGGCGGTATCGCGTCGATGGCATAATTTTCTTTGCGCTCCGACAATAAATGCTCGCTCAAACTTTCGCCGGCTTCCTCCCAGGTTTCGCCCAGGGAAGTATTGACCCAGGTTTTTAATGTCTCCGGGTTCTTTTTTGCTTCTGCAAAATCTTCCGCAACGTCGGCAAATGTGCGCCAGGGCGAATATAATTCGTTTAGATGAAACCCGGCAATCTTTCCCCCTGGTAACTCGGCCACCCACTTGCCATTTTTTATCATTTTGGGTTTGTGTTTATCTTCTATCACGCCGCCGCATTCAACGCACACCATCACCGCTTCTTGGGGTTTGCCCTCGGGCCATTGCACGTTTGCCCATTTAAGCCTTTGCTCATGCTGGCAATGTGGGCACGGCACCTCGTAATAACGCCGGTCTGATACGCTAAATTCTTGTTCGATTCGGCACGCGCCTTTTAAGGTGGGCGTGCTGGTTAATACGATTTTTCGATTGTGGAACGTCGTTGTTCTTTTTCTGATTAGGTTTACCGGGTCGCCCTCGGCTCCTGCACTTTGCGGGTATCTGCTCACCTCGTCGCAACAGACAATTCGTATGGGACGCGACGCCAAGCCGGTGGGTGAATTGGCGCCGGTCATTGTAATGTGGCCACCAGGGAATGATTTGTGGAATAAGGTATTGCTCGACGCCCGGCTCTTGTTATCTGCAATTAGCGACTTGAGCGCCGGCGTATCTCTGACCATAGGCGCTAGCCGGTCATGGCTCCAGGTCTTTGCCATATCGACGGTCGGCTGTAACACCATCATTGGTGCCGGGTCCTGGTCTATAAAGTAGCCCACTATATTGTTGATGATCTCAGTTTTACCCACCTGGGCGCTGGACATAATCACAATCGTTTCTATCCTGGCATCTGCCACGGTGTCCATAATTTCGCGCTGGTATTCGGCCCGGCTGGTTCGCCACCTCCCTGGCTCCGCGCTCGACTCTGGCGATAGTCTCCGGTTTTCGTCTGCCCACTGGCTAACCGTTAGCTTCGGCGGCGCTTTCCATATTTTCTGCGATAGCTTCAAGGCTTTTAACGTGTTGTTTAGGTAATCCGTCATTGTCTAATTCGTCCAGTGCTTCGTTGATTAATCCAGTTAAAAATTCTTCTGACTCCAGGTATTCATCCATTCCAATTGTCTGCGCTGCCGCCTTGGCTGGCATGGCCAACAACTTTGCCCGACAGTTCCCGATGTGTCCCTGCCAAGTTTCCACCACCAAATCCATTGGAATCAAATTACCGCGTGAAATCTCTAGTTCCAGGGTGGCTTTTTGTGCCTGGAGTTTTGTTAACTTGGCGCGCTCTTGCCCCAGGTCCAAGGTTCCGCTGGTTTCCATATCTCGGGACCTTAACCAATCGCTGACCTCGCGCACGCTATACATTACGTTTTGGCCATCTTTAGTGGCCGGGCACCCACTTCGGCGCCATTTGTCCACCGTCGTCAAATTAACGCTAAATGCCTCGCCAATTTGGGTCCTGTTGAATTGCATCATGTTCTCGCCCTTTGTAACTTTATGTAACTAAATAAATGTCGCGCTTCTGAAACACCCTTCTAGGGATGCTTGTCCTAGAACCTATTGCATTTGGGCAGCCCTATTGGCTCTCCATTGCTTTAAATAGGCTGCTCGTGTCTTACCCGCTGCGTTATCTCTAATGCGCTTCGCTTTCTTCCTGCAACTTTCCCCGCAAAACAATTGCCAAGCGGTTGCTGGCGTAAACTGTTTGAAACAATGCGTGCAATCTATTGGGGCATAAACCACCGGTATATAATCTGCCTTTGGCTTGCATTCATCTGAGCAATACATTCTTTGTGGTGTATAAATTGTCGAAAAGTATGCGAGTTCGCAACCTTTACAGATTCCAATTAACTGCCTTGGTTTTCTGTTTAAAACATTAACGCTCCTGGTTACTGCTCTTAGGTTTTCTTTTCTATTATCAAGCGAGTTATGATTAATATGATCAACGTCTAACCTACCACTGTACCCAAGCACTACCCGGTGCATTCTTATCGTAATCATTTTCCCATCAACTGCCGAATTGCGAACTGCGTACACATTAGACTTTGACCCGTTATACCTTGCTTGCCACTTGTATTTCATCAACCCTTGATAATCGGCATCATCAACTATTGCATAAGCATGATCTCCAACGGCGTACTTTCCCCTCAATCTAATAGCTTGCATTATCTTTCCCTTGTTATTGCATAAAAACATACACAAAACGTCATAAATAACCCTGTTTTGTACCTCACTGTTTATCTTTCCCTACTGTATAGCGACTTGGTGGCACGATAGTCCCATCAGGTTTATGCTATTCAAATAAATCACCCTGACAGCCAAAAACCTCACAACTTTCAGCGCAGCCACCATTATTCCCTCTCATTCTAAAAAGAATATCGTCCCTGCTAAATTCTGCAAATGAATCCTGTGCGCTTTTAAATGTGTGATTGCCTCGGTACATTACCAACGGAGCGTCCACTCTTGTCTCAATAATTCGTAAAGGCTGCGTATTGAGCATTTCCCAAAAATCAGCGGCTAACTCTGGCTCGTCGATCGCAGCGAGAGCTATCTTGTTAACTCCTTTTTTAATACAAAATACACAATTCCCTAACCATTCATCTAAATCTAAATCAAATGGTTGATCTTTCCACCAGCCTAAAATGTCTTGTTTATCCATTGGCGATATTTCAGCTAAAAATCTGTAACCCTTTTTAGGCTTTAACCGCCTTGGCTCGTCTATCCTCATACCAAGCCATGTTGTGTAATTGTTGCGCCCAAAAGTTTCATCACAATATTTTTTATAAGGCGCAGTTTTCATGCGATCTGTACACATTGCACCATGAATAAATGGAGTGCTATAACACTTCATCATGTCTTTCCAGGGACCATAATCACCACAAATATCATCAATGCTTATTTGTCTCCAAGTTGCCCCCACACCCACTTCGGTTGTCATTACTGATCTTAGACAAACTAAATCTATGTTAAAGTGCTTAACCACTTGCCTAACAAATAAATAGGTATTTTTATGCTCTGCACCCGTATCCATAAAAACAAACTTCACGTTTTTAATTAACCCTTGAGAAACCATTGTCAGTATTTTGTGTATTAAATACGCAGAAGTTCTGCCCCCACTAAAACTGACTACATTGTATTTTGGTTGCTGTTCTTCAATCATTCCCCCACCTCATGGTTACACTCTTGCTCGGCTGCCTTATACCCGTCCCAATCTTCTACACCATGGAGCTGCAAATACTCTAACAATTCGCTGTCCTTTTGGATTAGGTAATAATACTCACGGTCGACCATAATCTTTGGCCGGTCCCTTAACATATCTTCCAAGGCTTTTGTCATTTGTCTAACTCCTTATAAAATATATGCTGATCTATTCGACTGATCGTTTGCATATCTACAACCCAATAAGGTGGCTCAATCCAAGTCGCATGGTAATGGGTGGCATTCTCGGAATAGTCAGTGACTAGGCCATAATAGATTCGATGCGCCATAATCTTGGCTTTGCTGAATGCCTCCTGGTCGGTTGGTTTATCGCTTAAACCGTCGCACCACCAGCTATAGGCACAAGCATTGCGTATCGGTATGGTTTTATTATCCTTACGATACCTGGCTTGCTTAACCACCTCGCAAACGGTCCCAGGGTAATGCTCATGGCGAACTCTATTCATCACACTGAGGCCGACCATATACTGACCACTCAGGCTTTGATTGCGCGCCTCATGGTACAAATTGAGCGCCAGGCATAACACCGCTTCACCAATCACCGTGCCGTCGCCATGGCATACGCTAACTGCTTATTAAAGATCGCGTTAGCTCGACCAAATACAACGTCGCCGGTGATCTCATAGAATGGGAATTTAGCTTGATATGATCTAGTCTTGCGCCATTGGGCAACCATGCGAATGCGCTGGTTATTCCTTGGCCCATAACGCTGCCAGATACCCGAATTTTCATCACCTTGCATTCCCTTGGGCACCCCACTGAAAAACTTGGCTTTGTTTGCCATGGCTTTCTTAACGTAATTTCTGGGTAGGTTTCCATATTTGTTTAATTTGCTATTCTTTGCCGGGTGAACCAGGGCACTTTTTTTCGGCCTTGATACGCCACCCTCAATTGAATATTTCATATAGGACCGGTTGGCCGCTGCACCATCTATATAAACCTCAGACATTAGATTGCGCTTGTTCGCTTTCTTGTATCGAAAACCTTTTACAGTAAATGGGGTCGGCCGGTCCAAATATTTGGGCGCTTGCTGCTTTTCTTGTTTCATGGCTTCAAAGGCCAATTTGGTCAATGTCGAAGCAATTGCAAAAGGCACCTGGCGTTTGGCGGTCTTGCTCAAACCACGTTGTATTGAATTGATGTTAGTTGTTATATTTAAATCCATTATCTATCCCTCATTTCCAATCTTTTATCCATGGGCTGCGACGCTTGCCGATTCGCCCCGCTTGGCTGCTCGACATTTTTTTAACTTCTACCGCTTCCTGGGGCGTCCATCCCCTGCTGATTCGTCGGCGTATTCTGCTGACGGGTAAATCGTTTTGCTCCGCAATTTGTTTAATGGTTAATTGCTCCCCGCCCAAATTATATTTTCTCGGCTTTAGCAAAAAGCTGGACCCTCCATTATTTTTTCCCTATAAACTGAATAAAACATTTCGGGTGATACGGTCACGGTGTAGGCTTCAATCGTTCCCCAGGTGACGCCCTCCATAAACAAGTGCCCTGGTAAAATCACCCGCCAGCGGCGTCGATCTTTGTACCAAAGCACGGGTATTTGTTTGGCAATTGCTGCCTGGCTGACGGCTTGCTGCCACCATCCACTAATCTGTCCAGGGCGTGCCTCGGAATAATTCTTAATCTCCAAAGCTATTGGCCAGTGCTGTTCATCACCATCTAATATTAGGTCATGGCCACCGCCCCTAGTTTGCTCCAGGTTGCGTTTTAATTTGACGCCCAGGTTAAGCGCAATCAAACCCGCGACTTCCCTTTCTGCGCTTGCGCCTTTTCTTTGACTGTTAACCAAAATTTAACCCTTTTGAAATTATCGTTTCTCGCTGCTTTTTCTTTTATATGTCTTTAGATATTAGGACTCCCCTTATAGGGGTCCGTATATATATCTATAGATATATAGTTAAACCGCACAAGATAAACCGCAAAACCGCCGCATTTATCGCCAGCTATATGGGCATTCTCATTCCTAAACCGCACTAAACCGCAAAGCCAAAAAAGACTAAACCGCAAAAAATCGATTCTACGCCGCAAAACCGCCGCACTAAATTGATCACTTTTTGTACAGTAAAATTGATCATTTTTTATACACCTAGATAGATAATTGATCACTTTTTATATGCCTTTATAGATAAAAGATGCGCCTGTTGAATGGCGATTGCCTCGCGCTAAATGCTCAATCTGGCCTTTTTTATCCATGCCATAAACAATGCTTTCTATGGTGTTAAAATCAATATTGTATTTATCCTGCTTGGCTAGTTTTAGCAATTGCTTTGGGTAATAATTGGCTCGGTTTTGCATTGATAGATTTATGTTTCGATCTTTGCAATAGGCGATCTTTTCAATGATCCATTTTTTGTTCAAATCGTAGGATAATTGGTCCACAAAGTTATCGACGTCGGCTTGATGGTGTGGCGCAAAACCATCACCGTTATGCTTAAAATCTATTTCTAAATCTTTTTTGCCATAATTGTTTTTCATAATTTTCATGGTGACGCAACCCTTTTCCGGGTTAGGGAAAACCCACCACCTACAACGCCCCGTATTGCTCCAGGCGGTCGAACCACCAGCGCCCGTTCCATTGGCCATACCTGACGCCGACGGGTGGCATAACAGAGCCAAAGCCATTTCAAACTCCAATGCCAACGACGTTAAACAACCCTGGATATATCGACGCACTTGCTGCCGGTCGATCTCATTACCGCCAAATGTATCGGCTGCTGTGTCAATCGTTAGCATGGCGGGTTTTATATCGCCCACTTTTTCGCGCAATTGGTGCCATATTTGGGTTTTAACGCCATTGACATTTTTGCCGTCAAATTCCATCAATAAATTGTCCTGGGCTG